ACCCAAAGCAAGGAAACATTATGAAAACGGAAACTAAAGACCAGTTGCGAGCGAAGATCAAAAAGCTTGAAGAGAGCAATGAGATTTGGGCCAAAGCTCATGAGCGACTTAGGCAGTCGCTTGTTGATGCAAACCACGAGTTGCATGCGTGCCAAGTGGCTGACCCAGAGTTTGCAGACAAGTACAAAGTTGTTGATCCTGAAAACGCTTACTGGATGGAGAATGCAGAGGCTCTGATAGAGATCTCTACTGGCTACATGTTTGACGCAGAACCTGTTCGCAAACGTGTCTGTACGATACCCATTCCCCTTTTGATCAACGATTGGAGATGGAATAGCGAGAAAGAAACTCGTGAAGAAAACGATGCGCGGCGACAAAAAGCGTTGTCGGAGAGTTTCGGCAAGGTGTATCAGCTTGCGCGATCGATCACTGAGTTGTACTCCAGCGTTGGTGGATGGCCTGACGATGAAATCATCGTGGACGTTAAGTTTCAAAACATTGAGGGCATGTGATGAAAGAAACCGAAACCATTTACACCGACATCCCGCTGCCAAAGCAGCGGCGTGGCAGGGTTTCCAAGTGGGAAAAGTTCAAGGCGATGGAAGTTGGTCAGTGCGTGTTTGTGAAAAATCGCATCGATGCCAATGCTTTGAAGGTTTACTTGGAGAGGGCTGGGCTGACTGTGGTAACGCGCAAAGTGGATGACCAGATTGGGATCTGGAGAGTGGCTGATGAGTGAATCGCCAGACATGGTCAATCGCCCCGGACACTACACCAAAGATGGTGGCATAGAGTGTATTGATGCAATCAAAGCGTCGATGTCCTCTGCCGCCTTCAAGGGGTATCTTAAAGGTAACGTCATGAAGTACATCTGGCGTTACGAAAACAAGAACAAGTTGGAAGACTTGCAAAAAGCCAACGTCTATTTGGGTTGGCTGATCAAGGAGGAAACTCATGGATCATCATGAAGAGTTTGAATTCAATTGGCAGAGCGAAGAGCACGAGGTGGCATGTGATGCCCTAAGTTTGTTCGTGAATGCGATGAAGGACAAAAACATTTCAGAAGATGTTTTGATGGAAGTCTTGTTTGTCATCACGTTCACCTATCACCTGCACTTCACAGATCGTAGCTCCCTTCGCAGGTTAGTCGATGAAGGCATGCTTGCAGTGAATGATCCTGATATGTCAGAGGAGGAGATGATATGTCATTGAACGAAAACCAACACGCTGCAAGAGAACAAGCTGTGCTTCGCATCTTGCATCGCCACAACTTATCACCGTGGGCCAGAAATTACTGGGCGCGCACTTACTGTGGACTAAAGAGGGCCGAGCATGAAGCTAAGGTACTACCAACAAGAAGCCATTGATGCTGCTTTCCATTGGTTCGATACCCAAAAAACCCATCCATTAATTGTTTTACCTACAGGCGCTGGCAAGACTGTTGTCTTCGCCTCAATGATCAAGAAGATCTTTGAAGAAAACCGTAACAGTCGTGTGCTGATTCTTGCCCACAGGCAGGAGCTAATCAGCCAGGCAGATGAAAAGCTCAAGACCGTATGGCCTTGTGCACCTAGTGGTCTGCTGGCTGCAGGGTTGAAACAGTTTGATTCGCACGAGCCTATCGTGATCGCTAGTCGGGATACCCTGGCCACACCAAAGCGGCTAGATAGTTCAGGCGAGTTTGATTACATCATCGTGGATGAAGCCCACCATGTTGGGCCAGAGAAGCGGAGTCGATATCGAAAGATCTTTGATCACTTTGATTCTACTCAGCATTACGCACCAAAGGTTTTGGGTGTTACGGCAACGCCATATCGTATGGGTCAAGGATTCATTTATGGGTTGGACGATCACTTCTTTGGTGGTGTCGCTCACCGGGTAACGATCCCAGAGCTAATCAAGGCAGGGTATCTGTGCCGATTGTCTGCGTATCAGGTTGCGTCAGAAGCGGTGATTGATGCATCCACAGCCAGGGTCAAGTTCAAGGGTGGCGACTATCGTGAGTCAGACATCGAACACCTCGCCATGGAAGATCAAACCATGCTTGCGATTGTGGCCGATTGGATCGACAAGGCGTACAGCAAGGGCCGACTGAGCAGTGTGTTCTTCTGTATCACCGTGGCTCACGCGAACAAGATGTGCATGTATCTGCGTGATGCAGGTGTAGAAGCCGCTGTTGTGACGGCAGAAACGCCCGCTGAAGAGCGCAAGAAGATCCTTGAGGACTTTGAGAACGGTGTCATCAACGCGCTGTGTAACGTCGCTGTGTTGACTGAGGGCTGGGATGCGCCACGCACAGACTGCATCGCATTGCTCAGACCGACCAAGTCTCTGGGCCTGTATGTGCAGATCTGTGGTCGAGGCATGCGCACCTGGGGTAACAAGAAAGACTGCATGCTGCTGGACTACGGCGAGAACATGATGCGCCATGGCTGCATAGATACTGCTAGGCCAGAGAGACCACAAGAAGATGAGTCGGATGAACCGAAGATCTGGGTGTGCGACCACTGCTATGCCGTGAATGACATGGATGCGCGTCATTGCGTGGAGTGTGAAGAGCCTCGGTACAGCGTGGAGCAGATGCTTCAGCGTCAGCAGGACTTGCTGGATCAGCTTGACCAAGAGCGCAAAGATCAAGAAGAGAAGGATGCAGCTGCAACACGCGAAGCGGCACAAGGTAACGTCCTGTCTGATGAGCTAGAAGAGCCAGCCGAGAAGCTTGAGAAAGTTAAGAACATTGACTTTGTGTCTGCACAGATCAAGACATCAAAGAACGGTAACGACTATCTCAACGTGATGTTCTCAACGCCTGGCGAATACTGGCCACAGAGCATGCCTATTATGCTGGGAATGCGGGGTAAGGCGGGGATGGTAGCCACCAAGAAGTGGAACGCCCTGACACAGTCAGGCACACCAACGCCATACGATCTTAGTTATGCAGCGGATCTTGTGAACCAACACAAGGTCATGAGCCACATCAAACAAATAACTGTAAGGAAGGAGGGTAGATACTGGAATGTTGTCAGCGTCCATTTTTGATCAGATCGATGAGTTCATCGCCAATAAAGAGAACCGCCACCGAGGGCACCTTGGTTTCAGTGGGATCGGTGATGACGATGAATACAAACTGTGGATGGGATTCCGCTGGTGTCTGCCGTCCACGTTTGGTGGGCGCATGCTGCGCTTGTTCGACCTTGGTCAAAGGATCGAAGAGCAGATCGTTGACAACATAAAAGACAGCGGCCTGATATCTATCGCCTCGCATGACAAAGACGGCAACCAGTTTCGTGCGTCGTTCTTTGGTGGTCACTTCGCAGGTTCGTGCGACGGGCTGCTGAAGGGCGTGTTGCCACCACCGGAAGAGGAGCTTGTGCTCCTGCTCGAGGTGAAGAGCGCAAACGACAAGCGGTTCAAGGAGCTTGTGAAGCTACAAAGCTATGAGGCTTGGAGTGAAACCTATCGCTGGCAGATCCACTCGTACATGGGCGCGCTTGGCCTGACCAAGTGCATGGTTGTTGTGATGAATAAAAACAACAGCGAAATCTACTCAGAAGTGATTGAATACAACGCCGCTATCTGGGAGCGCGCACAAGAGAAGGCAGAGCGCATCATATGCAGTGACGCACCACTCAAAGATACACGCCGCTCAGAGAAAGATTGGCGCATGAAGAATGAGCCTGATCTGTACAAAGACATCTACTACGGACGGCGTTTGCCTGAGTCGGTGAACTGCAGGAACTGTAAGAACATCAAGCCAATCACCACCAGCAACGGTGCGACTTGGTATTGTTCGCGCAGTAACAGGGCCATACCTTTTGAGGAGCAGCAGCTTGGCTGTAAGGATCACCTGTGGATACCTGAGTTGGTCAACGCAGATCACATGCCAGAACGCAGCACAGAAGACGCTGTGGCGTACAGGGTGGGGATTATAGACTTCTACAACTCAACGTCAGAAGTGAGCGGAGAATACCACTACAGCAGCGCAGAGATGCGTGAGCTATCGAAGGTGCAGTTCAACGCTGAGATGATGATTGATGCTGAGAAAATCAGGGCTGAGTTCCCAGGGAGCCAGATCGACAACATGGATGAGCGTAAGGTTCCGTTCTAGTCCCAGCTGCGGGGGTCTTTGACCACCAGTATCTTGGTGCCGGGGTAGAGGGCTTCAACCAGTTTCTTCTTGAGCCTGAACACCTGAGTGATGACGCCCTTGGTGTCTTCGACTACATACTCACCATCGCGCTTGTATCGGAAGTCTGCTATGTACGAGCAGATCTTCTGATCCTCGCCGTTGACGGTGACCACGCAAGGAAAGTCCACCTGCACTTCAAGATCAGTAAGTTCGCCAGCTTGCTCTAGCTGTTTGAGTATCTTGTATCGGGCAGCTTCAAGCTTGGAATCGAACACGATGCCATCGTATTCAGTTCGCTTTGCAAAGTATTTGGACTTTGGCCGCTTTCTTTTTGGAACCACACTAATCAATGCCTAGGAGTTTGTTCAACTCTACCTGCCTGAGTGCATCAATGCCACGATCAAATAACGACATAGGCGGTGTGCTGGGCTGTGTAGGCGCGATTTGAGGCGCAGGCTGTGGTTGTGTAGGGGTTGGAGCAACAGGCGCTTGTGCGGCCTGTGCTTCGGCTGCAGCTTGTGGTCTTAGTGCAGCGCCTTGGAAGTCTCTGTATGCGTTTGTAATCTGATCGAAGTCAAAGGGATTAGAAAGCTTGTCTTCAGTTCCTTGCATTGCAATCTTGATGGTTTCTTTTGTGGGGAAGAATGCTTCAAACCTACCTGCAAGAACCTCTCTAAGCTTTGGAGTCTTTGCTTCTTTCAGCGGTTGAACAATGTCTGCCGTAGACAAACCAAGAGTTTTGGCGTCTTCAATCGCCATATTGAGATCGCGCAGCGCCTTAAACCTTTGTTCGTTGGCTGTGATGTATGCTTGAGTTACTTTTTCTGCGCTCACATCGCCGCGTGACTTCGCGACTTGGTTGAAGATTGCAGATGCATCTCGGACATTTCGTGCAGCTTCTACACCGCGATAGTACAGAGTTCTTTTGACTCTAGGCTTGATCGTCTTCAGCCCAGTGAGTGCCTCCGCAAACTCTTGCGCTGGGTCAATACGATACCCTTGTCGAGTCACAGCACTTCTTGGATCCATGCCTGCAACAGAACCAATCGCTTTTGGAAAGTCTCCAAACTTAACACCAAAGTAACCTGTCTCTGGAGTTCCTACGTCACCTGTAAGCCGAACTGGTGATAAGCCTGGCGTTAATCCTTCGGCAAGGTGTGCTACCGACTTAGCTGCTTTGAGTCCAAGAGGGTCTAGGTTGTTGTATACAGGTGCGCCAAAGTCTGTTCTGTTACGAGCAACATCAAATATCTTTTGCGTGATAATCGATTCACTTGCAAAAGGAGCCGCAAATTCGTAGAGCGAATCGGTTGATGCATCAAAGGCTATCTCTGATAAATCTTTTTCAGCTGTAACACCATTTGCTACCGCGTTGTATACGGCTCGCGCTGGACGCAACATGTAGTCATACGGGTTGGTGTATGAGAAATTGTACATCTCGGTGATGTTGCCATCTTTGTCTGTGGCTATCGGTATCAGAGTAGAGTTCCTATCCCACTCGTATGCCATGGAACGCTTGTAAGCTTGCACTTGCTCATCATCCGCTCCAGACAATAACAACCCTGCGGTTGCTAAAGTTGAGGGAATCGCCACGTTTGTAGCCATCATCCCGGTAAGCCGCTTCATACCAATCGCTCTGATCTCAGGCGACTCACTGGCCAGTTCTTTGATAGATCGTTGAAGGATGTTTCCACTGGTTCTGATGATCTCTGCTGGGAACGCGATGAAGTTACCAACGGGCAGTTGCCTTAGTCTTTTGATCGCTTCAGGAACTCGAGCATAGTTTGGCACTGTATCTTTTACGATCTCAGCGGCCTCTCTTTTCAACGCTTTTTCAAGAGCCTGTGGCGTCATTTTAGGATCAGACATCTTAATGACAGACCCAAACTCTAATAAGTTTTCTCCATCAGACACAGGGATGGCTGCATTAGGATTGTTTTTAAAAGCTTTCTGAAGCTTAGCTAGTTCCATCTCAAAGCTGTACGCCTTCCAAACATCATCAGAACCTTGATAAAGCTTTGCAGCAAAACCATTCTGTTGATTTCTGGCGACTTGAAATGCCTTCTCGGCTAGCCTTGGTACAGCTTTGCTTGATTCCAACGCATCGTTAAGCAATGCCTCAAACTCGCCCACCTTTGCATTGGTGTTGATGATCCCTAATTCAACAAGTTCATTGTAATACTTTTCAAGGTCAGCTTTACTCGCTTGTGCAGCAGACTTTTCACCTATCTTAAAATCACCAACCTTAGTCAATCTTTGATTTAGATTTGTTAAAACACTAGATACCGACTTAGCTAGTGAATCTGCGCTGCCTATGTTTCCGTTTGCAAGAGCAAAGAATGCGGCAGTTGTGGCGTTTCTAATTTGTGTGATTGGGCTATACACAGTCTTTGCAATCTGTGACATGCCCTTGATCCCCAAGAACGTCGCATACAAAGGCATCGTGTTGGCTAGGTTGAATATGTCTCCAGCCTGCTCAAAAGCCTCTTGATGTTCTTTCAATACATACTTACCAGCCAATGGGCCAAACCTAGCCCTATCCGCATCTGTAATTTCTTCAAGAGGACTCTTTCCGCCAATGCGCGTGTAAGCTGTTAAGTTTGCGCCAGGCGGGATATCGTCAAACAAAAACTTTTTGTCTGCGGCTAGGCTTTCGTTATGAGCAAATAAGTTTTTATAGTATTCATCTTTTCTTATTTGCTTTGACAATATGTCAACGGTATCAATGATCTTTGTTTTTAGCCCCGCCTCTTGCTCAGCGACATCTCTGGCTCTTAGAACCTTGGTGTTCTCACGGCCAATGACTTCTTTTGCGCCCGTGTACTCGCCTAAAAAGTCTCTGATCGCAGGAAAATTATCTAGCGTTCTGCCTTTTAAAACACCTTGGCCAACGCCTGAAAGAACATCTTCGTCTATTAAATCTTTTGGATTGACGTTGGCATTGTTAGGCATCTTGCTCAACATGTTGGCCAGAATGCCTCTAGCTTTGGCTGGAGTAATGCGAGAAGCCTCATCTAGCCCAGCTGTTGATTGAACTAGCTCATCTATTGCTTTGGCTTGTTGAGCGCCAGTTGGAGTGTAATCCGTCTCTTTTGCTGCCCTGTATATTCTGGTGCCATAGAAACCTAGATTACCCTCAATTGTTTTTATTAACTGGTCTCTTGACCCCTCTTGCAAAAATGGATCGTCTTTGATTTTTACAATTGAATCACTGAGACCATCAATCTGCTCTCTCAACTGAGTTGCGCCGTCAAATAAACTTAGTTCTTTTTCACTGCCAAATAGAGTTTTAGGTTTAGATGCTGCAATTCTTTTATCAAGATCTTTTAACATCTTGCCAGCGTTGTTTTGAACAACTTCACGGCTGACGCCAACTTTTGGCTCAGCGAACAAGAAGTCGTTTAATGTATTAAGAACAATGCTTTTGTCTTGGTTGTTAAGAATGCCTTCGTTTTTATTTGCGTAAGTAAGCGCGTTGTTTATTTTCTCAACACCTTGGCGAGCAGCAGAGTTTGCGGCTGCTATCTTAGCAACCCGTGTTGCCTCATACTGCGCTGTGAACTCATCAGGCATTCTGCCTTGATTGGTTAAGAATCTGCGTCCTGTCTTCTTCAAACTCTCAATTTGCCTTTCAAAGAAGTTAGGGTCTTTTAAATCAGGCTTTACGCCCACTGATTTGAATGGTGTGTTTGGATCAGCGATAGCGCGTGCGGCTTCTTTCGCCATATCTGTTTTGCCAAGAGCTTCTGCCGTAGAGCCAATTGCTGAAACGCCTAACCTAGCTATGGCAGGAACGCCTAAAACCACAGCAGCGCCCTCTGTGGCAACTTTCAATCTGTTTGCTAGATTTGCTTGAGCCAACTCTGCGGCTGCAAGGTCTTTGGTTTCTATTCGCTTTGTGGGGCCAGCATCAAGAAAGTCACCAAGCGTTTCTACATCAGGTGTTGTAGCTGCAACATCAGCAGCAGCAAACGCACCAACTTGTGCGGGCCTGCCGAGCCCTTTGGCTACCTTGGCAGCAGCGCCACCGGGCACAGCAAACTGAGTTATGAAGCGAGCAGCTTCGCCTATCCCCGTAGAGGTTTCAGGCTTGTACTTATTGAAGAACTCTCTAATAACTTGTGAACTGTTTTCTTCTGAGCCAGTGATCGCATCAGCCAGTTCTGTTGGTAGCGTGCTGATTCCTTCTAAAGCGCCTACAAGCCCAGCGCCCACGCCACGGAACACATCACCAAAAGCGGATACATCTTCCTCTGCGAGTTGAGCGCCACGCTCTATTGATGGATTCTCTGCTCCCCACTCACGCGCTCGTTGTGCTGCGTATATTGGATCATCAGTAAGAACTTCGATGACCCTTCCGCTTCCATCAGGGACAGGGACAATCATTAGCTTAGTGTCGCTTCTGGCTTGGCCTGCATCGCCATGATTTGTTCTAATTCTTCTTTGCTTAAATCATATCCAGCTAAAGCAGCAAGACCTGCTATTTCTGATGGAGTTGGAGGGATTGTTCCCTCTAAACGCTTACCGAATAAAGTCAAGAAAGTTTGCTGAGGATCATCAGAATCACCTAGCGCCAACTTTGCTACCTCTTCGTCGGACACATCATCTGGATATATCTCTCTCAACGCTTCAAAGTTTCTCATGAACGCAGTTTGATTCTGCTGTTGAGCGGCTTCGTATTCTGCTTGGCCAAGCGTGAAGTCAGTAAAGAAGTTCCTGTCTACCACTCCGGGTCGTGACTCTGCAGCACGAGCAAGCGCATATCTGGTTTTGGGATCGGCCAGATATTCCATAGTCTTGCCAACCGCCCCAGGCTCACCACCAATCCCATCAGCGCCAAACAAAAACTTCATAATTCCTGATTGTTGATCACCAGTATCCTCACCCCCACCAGTGTCAGCAGCGGGCGTTTCCACAGGAGGCTCTGTTGTTTGCTCCTCTCCTCCGAATGGTATTGTTGACGCGCCACCAGCAGCGATACCCGCTATGGCCGTCTTGCCAGGGTTGCGTCTTATTGCACCAGCTGCGGCTGCAGGTATTCCTGCGGCACGAAAGAATCCTGCAGTGTTAGCATTCCTTGTTGCGGCAATGCTTGGAGGTGGGAGAGGTGGTTTGGGAGCGCCCTCAAGCGCCTCCATCAAAGATTCTTGTTCAGACTTAGGTCTCATGGCTGAAGGCTCTTCTTTGGCCCTAACTCTGCTTTTAGACGCTCCTCTCATCAGGCCACGAATAATCTTGGGGCCGAATCTAACAGCCAATCCAGCGGCTCCTAGCCCCGGTATAAACATAAGTGCGGCTTCAACAGGGTTTTCTTGAGCATACTTGATAGCGTCTTCACCTAGCTCAGATGCTTTAGCTAGAGTTTCGTTAAATAAGCCTTCACCCTCTTCTTCCGTGCCGTCTTCTTTATCGGCGAGATCACCATCCTTGTACCCACGCACAGGTGCAACGCCTGCCATGATGCCCATGCCTTGGCGCTGTTGAGGCGTCTGGAACATTGGCCTGTTCATGATATCGCTGTACATCATGCCTCCTTGGTTCATGCGCAAGGGTTCAAATTCGACGGCTGGTGCCTGATTCATGGGAGGCATTACGTCAGGTGCTTGATTCATCTGAGGCCCAGCAGGGGAAGTATCTAGTGGCCCCCCAGGGGTGATTTTCAAGTTTGATATAGGTAGGGGGCCTTGGTAGGTCGGGTTGTCAAATGCGGGTTGCGCTACGCCTTGCTCTACTAACCCAGACCCAAGCATACCCGGCTGCAACTTACCACCAAAAGTCTTACCGCCTTGTTGGCCACCAAAAAACTGTCTTTCTGCTTGGCCTACGGCGTCTACAAACTGGCTAATTTTATTTTGTTGTTCTTCTGCCATAGGCCCTATGTATTTTTGGCCCAGATAGCCTTGGTAAAGATTCAGAGGGTTTTGCTGACCTTGTCCTTGTATTTGTGAAAAGTTTCTTTGCATGGGAGATGCCACGGGCGGAATCCTCTGATCCCCGATGATGCCCCTTAAAGATTCAGGCCCCATGGTCTGAAATTGTGGTCGAATCGAATTAGCAAAAGGCGATTGCATTTGCGCAAGTCCAACTATCCCGCCTTGATTCATTCTGTTCGCCTCCGACAAAGCAATTGCCATAGCCTGCTTTGGATTTGTTACTTTTCTACCCGAACCGCCTGACTTGAGAGTGCCATCTTTGAACTCTCCCATGACCTTGCTGATCTTTCTCTCACGCCTAGATCGTTTCACGGCGCTAACTTACCTTAGAGTAATCAACACGGTAGTACCCGTCATCGCCCATGATGACCGCGCTTGGATCAACCTCTTTTAGCTCTTGGGCGAGAACGCCTTCAGTTGGGTCATCAACGCCCATAGACTTGGCTGTGTCATTCCAATCCCATGTGTACCAACCTACGCCGGGCTTGAGATCATCAATCTTTACGATGTTTTCTTTCAGTCGCACATCAGATGTTGGGAGGAACGAAGCAATGGTTCCTATTGCATTTAATGCTTGAGCACCAAAGCTACCTCTAGTTTGAGCTTGTCCTTGGTTCTGACCCATGCTGAAGCCACTCTGGTACTGAGGCATAAATGGTGCGCCACCTTGCAACAATGCTTGGCCACGCTGCAGTCTCATGAATGGCTCATCAGCCATCTGAGTAGCCGCCTTGTACTGCGCATCAAGGCCAGCTTGCTGTATGCCACGACCTTGTTGGCCAAGCTGGCTGAGAGTGTTAATTTGAGTGCCCAACATCTGCTGACCTGTTTGACCAAGGCCTGCAATACCTGATGCAGCTGCACGCTGTGCTCCAGTGCCTGCTCCATAAGCTTGCAATGCAGTGCCAAACTGACCTTGCGTAAGACCGCCAAGGCCAGCCGCAGCACCTGCAGTTCTGCCCATTTGCTGGCCAAACACATCTGCACCAAGTTGTTGGCCTGATAGACCAAGCTGCCCCATTCCACGAGCGATGTCTGCTCTCTGACCTGCAAGCCCCGCTTGAGCTTGCGTCCCCTGTAAACCAAGAGCACCACGTTGTTGAGCAAGAGAACCCATGTCTCTGCCTGCTTGCATGCCCATTTGTCCAGCTTGGCCAAGTAGTGAACCAATGCCTTGTTGTCCAGAAAGACCAAGCTGTCCGCCCTCAAGCGCACCTCGTTGAGCTAACTGCTCTGCGCTTATTCCAAGTTGACCCGCCTGACCTGCTGCTTGTATTCCAGTGCCTGCGCCTGCTTGACCTAATGAGCCAGTAAGTTGCGCGGCTTGCTGACGGCGTGCCTGCGCATTCTCAAACGATTGTTGTGCCTGCTGTGCTGCCTGCTGGAAGCCTTGTGATCGCAACTCAGCGCCTGTTTTTGCTTGTTGCTGTAGTACGTTACGGCCAATCTCAGCTTCTTGTATCGCTCCACGAGACCCGCCAAATGCGCCTGCTCGTATTTGTTGCGCTCTGGCATCTTGTTTTTGTTTCTCGCCCAGCCTAGCAATCTCTGCTTGTTGGGCATCAATTACTTCTTGTGTGAAGGGGTCTTGAAATCTAGCAATGCCTGCAGGGTCAAACTGTTCACCAGTGCCCACGAGACCAGCAATACCCTGCATGGCTGCTTCGCGGCCCATCTGACCAGCAGATCGCAAGTCTGCTCCAGCCATTTGAGTTTGCTCACGCGCTCTTCGTGTGGCTTCCGCTGCGCCCGTCTGAGCGCCGCCAACTTGACCCTGAATACCACCAGCCGCTTCTGTGATGCCTGCTCTAGCAGTGCCGCTCGCTTCAGCTATGGCTCGTTCAGCATCTGACATGCCTGTTTGTGCGCCACCTATGATCGAAGGAATGCCTGCTCCTGCCTGTGCGATATCTCCCATCGCAGCTTCCATGCCTCGTCGCGCACCTTGATCTACAAATCGCTCACCCATGGATGGGTCATACTGGCCTAAGCTTTGTTCGTATAAAGCACGCGCTCTTGGATCTGCAAACAAACCAGCAGAACGAGGATCAAACCCTTGGCCAGCACGCCTGAATAAGTCTTGTGCTTCTGCTAGTTGTGCACCAAAACCACCTAACCCTTGCGCAGCATTACGCGCTTGAACCTCTAATGGTGAAAGACCAGCCACCTGTTGAATAGGAATAGGTATAGGTTGTCCCATCATGCCCAAGTTGCCTTGAGATGGGTCACCAAAGTATGTAGCTAAAATGTTTCTAGTTGCCAACTCCATCGCTGGATCGGCATACGTTTGCCCCGCTTGAGGCAGAATGACGGGTATACTGGTATCTGTTACGCCTGTACTGGCCATTATGCTTTCCTCATCGCTTGCTCGCCTGCCTTCTGTAAGGCGTACATCATGCGAGCGCCCTCACGGCGTTGTTCTGCTTTTGATTTACCAGCGCCGTTTAATTTACCGACGCCACGAACTGCCTTAGCGTTTACAACAAACTCACCATCGCTAAGCATTGCAGGAATATCATCAGATGTCTCGGTGCCTGGGCCAGATATCGGGCCGTTCATGCGAGGAAAGTCTACATTTCCACCATCAGCTAATTGTTGAGGCATCAATGATCTGCTCAGCGCAGTAAGTCCAGCGCCAACATCTACTTTTCTATCCTTTTCCAAAAGAGCAATGAGTTGCTCTCTAGTCATGTTTTCGTATGGGCTTTTCTTTTCATCTTCAGATTCTTTGTCTCCGCCCAACTTCTTGAGACCGCTCCCTACTGCAGAGCCTATTTTGCCCATCCCTGTCATAGCAGCAGAGCCAAGAGAACCAAGTGCTCCTAGAATGCCGCCACCCTGCATGTGCACAGGGACACTAGCAAAACCACCATCTGCCATGGTCATCCTAATATTGTCGCCAATGGAGTCTTGAATATCCCGAAGATCGCTAAGACTTAGTATTCCTCCGGGCATGCTGCGAGAAACAAGCAAGTCTTCATTTGAAAAACCTTTATCGCGATTATCTGCTGCAATCTCCAGCATCTTATCGTCGCCAAGAATGTCATCGTAATTCTCTATCTGAAATGGGCCACGACGTATGGCTTGTTCTAATTCAAAATCTTTGAACGCATCAGCCATTTCATCTCGCCGTTCAAAGTTCATTTCGTTAGCTCGCTCAAGAACTTCAGCAAGAAGCAATGCATTCTCTGCTTCAATATCAGCAGGATCACTTATCGTTCCGGGATCTATTGCAGGTTCAGATCTTTGAAAGGTGCCGCCGCTTGGTGGAGGCGTTGTGGCTACAGGGGGGGCTACGTTTGCTTGTGGATAGAACGCTGTAGTTGTGCCTGGAAGGTTGGCATAAGTCATCCCTGGCAAGCGTTGATACGCCATAGATTGCGCGTATGGGCTTACCCCGCCACCTAAGAAGGAGGTGCTGCCTTTGAGTTGAGGCATGGCTGTTTGCAAAGGGCTTGGTGCAAAACGCTGAAAGCCTCCAGATTCATCAAAATCTTTAACTGCTTTAGAGGTTTGCTGGCGCAAATCTTTTTGCGCTGCTGCAATCTCTTTTTCAGATCTACTCATTCCCATATCAGTTACTCACCTGCTTAACACTTCCATCGCCGTCTGGCTTGTCTGAGCCTAGAGTTAGGATCTTTTGCTGCTTTTGGAAATTTCTTCATTTGCCCTGCAGATCGTGCGCAAAAAGACTTTCTACGCGCTGCACGCTTACCTGTAGGCTTGTCCTCCGTCACAGCAGTCTGCAGTTTACTACCAGGATTGGCTTTACGATACGCTTTTACACCAGCTTCTGTCATGCCAGCGCCCTGTTTTGTAGGGCGAAAGTTCTTTTTATTGCGCTTGGGCATCTTGTCGCGGCGTCGTTTCTTGACTTCACCACCACCGTTGAACTCTTCTGCGTATCGTCTAAACATCAGGAGTACCTTGTCCGCTTGCGTCGATCAGACATGACAGCCCCACAGCCACGGTGATTACGGCGAACTTCGCCACCACTAGCTTTCTTTACAATGGTCTTCACATTTGTTGGCTTACCGCCCACACCTTGTGGCTTTGCACGCTTGCGCGCAACAGCACTACGCCGCTCACCCTCGGTCATGGATTTCGCTTTTGACCTCGGCACGCACTTTGGATACTTGCGCTTTGAACCTTTAACCTTGGCACGGCCACACTTTTGGAACTTACCGCCTTTCTTCGGTGCCCCAATATCTACCCAATCACCTTTTGGGCCTTTGCCAAACCACTCTTTCAGGCTCATGAGAGTCTTGTTCTCCCCCGCTTACTTGGCATCATGCCGCTGAATCCTTTGGGATCTATCAAGCGAGCACGTTTGGCCACAAAGCCACCTGCATTCATATCTTTTGGCTTTGGGCCTTTGAAATCTTTGCGCTTCACGCCAGATGGATCTTTGATTTTCCCTGCGCAAATCTTGCTGGCGTAAGCGTTTGCATACGCTGACGGGTATACCTTGAACTTGCGCTTAGCTGCAGCTTTACCTCTTGGGCATAGTTTTGTCATGAACCTACACTCACTACTATTGCTCCTGCATTTATCACCTGAACAGAACCAACCTGTCCTTGAGCTTCAAGGGGATCAGTTGTGTACGGTAACTCCTGAGACAAACTAATCCAGTTGTTGCCATCAAACACTTGTAAAGTGTTGATAGTTGTGTTCCAGATTAAATCACCTGTGTTGAATTTCAAAGTGTCTCTTTTCTCTCGCGTGAACTGTGGTGTAGCGTCTGGATCAAACGCATCCAAGCTCAGTTCAAGCAAGCGCACTGTTCTGTTGAACGTAGTTCCATCAACGGCAGCGCCATTGTTGATTAGCGGTAGCCTACCTCGCAGTAACTTGCTCATCGTCTACCGTTAGGTTGTATGTCAAGGCGCGTTCCACCCACTCTGAAGCCAACGCCTAGCTGTGAATCGGTGACCGCATCGTCATCAGATTCAAAGCGCACGACTGCTTGACGGCCACGCGCTCGAGTATCGACCTTGGTAGTTGAGCTTGTGATTGCAGTGGTTTGGTCTGTGGTTAGGTCACTACCGGGGAAGTTGCGCGCTTTCACAACCACGTTGATGGTCTGGTTCTCACCTGAACCCGTGAACTTAATATCAGGTATGCAACGACGTATGAACTGAAACTCTTCGCCATCCCCTATGTCAAAGTCAGCAGATTCTATGAACACGTTGGTCATGGGGCTACCGTCATCATCGTGACCAGTTTCATGTTGATACAGGTAATTTGTAGAGCTTGATTTGCCTGCAGCCCTTGGGAAAGCAACGATGCCTTCATCAAGCCACGCGGTTCT